ATGCTAAAAGGTCTTAAAGGCTTAGGCACAACTCTTTGCTTCTACAAAGAAGAAATCAACAAAGAAACTGGTAAGAAAGAAAAGATCAGAAAACTTTTCACAGTATTCAATGTTGTAGATGTTGAAAGAGTCATTCAAGAAAATACATCAAACAAGGAGGCAGCCTAACGGCTGCTTCCCCTTGAGGGGTAGTATATGGAAAAAATACAAACCATCCTGATTGATCCTTACGATCAAAGTATTTCGTATGTGAACATATCCGACTCTAACATCCAAGACTACTACAGTGTCATGCAATGCAGTTGCTTTGATGTTGTAACCTTAGGCGGTGGAGTCATCATGTTCGTAGATGATGAAGGTATCTTAAAAGACAACAGATATTTCCAACTCGGATCACAGAACTTTGCAGGCAGATGTATCATCGCAAATTCTACTGACGATGGTGGGACTACTGATTGTCACTTAACCATAGAACAAGTAGCCGAAAAATTAGAGTGGCTACCTGAAGGACATAAAGAAGAACCATTTATGTCATTTGTAAAAATAGATTAATTGAAGGAGATAAAATGAAATTTCACAATCAAATAAAACTAGACGGTTTCACTCAAGCTGAGATAAAAGAGACACTTAAATCTAACGGTCTAAAATTTAGACGTATGAGACAAGAATACTCTTGGCAAGAAAAACTTGAACTTACTAACGGTTTTGCAAAAGTACAATTCTTGATTGAAGATGACCTTTTAGAAATAAGAGGTAACGGAAGTTATGATGTATGGTCATGGGTAGGAACTGTAACAAAATATTTCAAACAAGAAGTAGTTGAAACTAGATACACAAAATCAGACATTGGATATGAAAGAGAAGGTTGGACTTACCAAAGACCCAGTGGTGAAAAGATAGATGTCGTTCAGTCCAGTGACGAAATACAGTAAGGGAGACTTTATGAATAAAGGGGGTCAATAGACTCCCTTTTTTTTGTGTTTAAGAACAATCTGTAATATAGTTGGCAAAAATTGTTGACTAAACATAGAACAATCAGTGGATAAAAAAAGCACGGTACAAAGAATCACACCTGATCTAGCACTCAAGCTGAGGACAGAATTTGTGCAGGGTATAGAACTAGAAAGCGGTGAGAGACAATACTTACCCATAGTTGAGTTAGCCACTAAGTACAATGTTGCCCAGACATCACTATTCAGACTGTCACAAAAAGAGAACTGGCGAGACCAGAAAGAGCAGTTCAAGATACAACTACAAGAGAAGATAGACGAAGAGACTGCAAAGCAAATGGCAGTAGAGTCCAGAAAGTTTGACTCTAAGAGTGTCAAGGTAGCCAATCAGCTCATGGAGATAGTTCACGGTAAGGTCTATAGAAACCTCAAAGCATTAGAACAGGACACCAAAACAGATAACCCCAGTCAAATACTAAGCCTAGCCAATACTGCTGTAGCAGCACAGAGATTAGCTAAGTTAGCATTTGGTGAATCAACTGACTCAATTAATATAAATGGAAGCATCCAACAAAGTGAAGCCTTCACAGAAGTTCTTGAACTCTTGGACACAGTTGCAGAAGAGCGCAGAAAAGGCAACGATAAACCTATACACTGAGTGGCTGAACACCGCTAGGGCAAAACAACTACAACCGTTAGAAGAACACTACATCTGGCTCATATTGGCAGGACGTGGTTGGGGTAAGACTAGAACAGGCGCACAAGACATAGCACTATACGCTCTAAGAAACCCAAACAGCCTTTGTGCTGTAGTAGCACCGACACATGGCGATCTAAGAAGAGTTTGCTTTGGTGGTAACAGTGGATTGCTCTCAATTATCCCAGAAGAGTGCTATATACAATCATCTGATGCCAAAGGTTATTCATCTAGTGTTGCAGAGATCAGATTAGACAATGGTTCAAAGATCATGGGATATGCAGCTATAGAACCAGATAGACTTAGAGGTAGTCAGTTTCACAGAGCATGGGCAGACGAATTAGCAGCATGGAGATATTCAGAGGCATTTGATCAGTTGATGTTTGGATTGCGATTAGGAGATAACCCACAGTGTGTAGTGACCACGACCCCTAAACCTAGCAAGATCATCAAAGACCTAGTAGCAAGAGAGGATGTAGTCGTCACTACTGGCAACACATTTGAGAACGAGGATAACTTAGCTGACACAGCCTTAGCTATGCTCAAGGAAAGATACGAAGGCACATCTCTTGGAAGGCAGGAACTATATGCTGAGATCATAGAGGACTTTGAAGGTGCTTTGTGGAGCAATAAGATGATAGAAGAAGGCAGGCTTAACGAGAACGAAGAGAGAGACCTTAGACAAATAATCGTAGCCATAGACCCTGCTGTGACCGCTAATGAGAACTCTGACGAGACTGGGATCATAGTGGCAGGCAAAGATTACAACGATAGATTCTATGTATTAGAGGATGTATCTGGTGTCTATACACCTGATCAATGGGGCAGAAAAGCTATAGATTGCTACTATGAGTGGCAAGCTGATAGAATAGTAGCGGAAGTAAATAACGGTGGAGACTTGGTAGAAAGACTATTAAGGAGTATAGACCCTCATATACCCTATAGGTCAGTAAGAGCAACGAGAGGCAAACTTACAAGAGCAGAGCCTATCAGTGCCTTATATGAGCAGAAGCGAGTACACCATGTCGGATATTTTGCAGAGCTAGAATCACAGATGTGTTCTTACACTGGAGAAACCAAACCTTCCCCTGACAGGTTAGATGCTTTAGTATGGGCAATGACCGAACTCAGTAAGTCTAGGGGTGAGGTGAATTGGAGGATTAGCTAATGGCAACAATACTGGACAATATTAAAAACGTATTCACACCTAAGCCTGTGGAAGAAAAACAAGTGGGTAACATGGTAGGATATTTTGGTGTAGGTTCATCAAAGTCAAAACAATACACTTATGCAGATTTAGCCGAAGAAGGCTACATGAAAAACAGCATCGTCTATAGATGCGTAAACGAGATAGCCAAAGGTGCTAGTGCAGTACCATTTATGGTGAAAGCAGGAGATCAGGTTTTAGATAGTCACCCTATCGTCACCTTAATGAGCCGACCTAATCCTTTGCAATCCCATAGTGAGTTCTTCAACAGCATCTTTGGTTTCTTACTACTTAGCGGTAACGCTTACATTCTTAGAGTTGGATCGGAAGTAGGCGCACCAAAAGAACTACATTTGCTAAGACCAGACAGAATGGTAATCAAAGGTGGTAGTAATCCAATACCAGATAGATATGAGTATGTGATAAATGGCAGAGTCCAAGCTGTGTACGATGTTGAAGAAAGAACAGGATTTAGTGAGGTTAAGCACGTCAAACTATGGAATCCTTTAGATGATTTTTACGGACTGTCTCCTATGTCAGCAGCAGCTATAGAGGTAGATCAGCACAATATGTCAGGTAAACACAATATAAACTTACTCAGCAACGGTGCAAGACCAAGTGGTGCAGTCGTATTTAAACCACAAGATGATGCAGGTATATCAGTAAACTTAACAGAATCACAAAGACAACAATTACTCACAGACTTAAACAACAGATTTAGTGGTACTGCCAACGCAGGCAGACCTTTGTTGTTGGAAGGAGACTTTGATTGGAAAGAAATGGGTCTCAGTCCTAAAGATATGGATTTCCTCAATCTGAAGCACATGGCAGCTACGGACATTGCTATGTGTTTCGGAGTACCAAGTCAGTTGGTAGGAGTTCCAGATGCACAAACTTATGCAAATGTAGCTGAAGCTAGACTAGCACTGTATGAAGAAACTATTATTCCACATTTAAAAAAATTGGAGTCAGACTTCAATGAATGGTTAGTGCCTATGTTTGGAGAGAACCTAGAGTTTTGCTTTGATATTGACAAGATACCTGCTTTAGCTGAAAGAACTAAACGCATATACGAGAATGTAACCTCAGCAGTCAGAGAGGGGATAATGACTAGAAACGAAGCTAGAGAAGCTATCGGTCTATCACCAATAGACGGTGCAGATGATTTGTATATTTCAGCAACCTTATTCCCAATAACCTCTGATGAAGGTGGAGAGCAACCAGACGATCCAGTAGCAGAAGAAGAGTTAGATGCTTATGTAGAAGATGAAGATATGGATTTAGACTTCTTAGAAGAGGATGAGAAAGCTCTGTCTGATATAGATACCATGCCTACAGATGGTATGGCTACAGAGGCACAGAGAGGCTTAAACTGGAGACAGGAACATAATAGAGGTGGTACGGCAGTCGGTGTTGCAAGAGCCAATCAATTAGTAAGCAAAGAAAGACTATCTATCAGCACAGTCAAAAGAATGTTCAGTTTTTTCTCAAGACATGAAGTTGACAAGCAAGGACAAGGTTTTGATCAAGGTGAGGACGGTTATCCATCAGCAGGCAGAATAGCATGGGCATTGTGGGGCGGTGATGCAGGCTTTGCTTGGTCAAGACGTAAGGTAGAGCAGATCAAGAGGGAAGAAGAAAAGTTCTTGGCTCTTGATAACCATATAGAGGTAAAGCTGACAGAATCTAAAGCTGTCTCTGGTGCTGTAAAGAAAGGATTACAAAAGAAAGTAGATGATCACAATGAAGAGTATGGCGATACTACGACTAAGAGAACAAACCTCAGAACACTCACCGCAGTATTTGAAAGAGGTGTTGGAGCATATCGTACTAACCCATCATCAGTTAGACCAAGCGTGAACAGCGAAGAGCAATGGGCATACGCTAGAGTCAATTCATATTTATACGCACTAAGAAACGGCAGATTTAGAAGCGGTAAGCACGATACAGACTTATTCCCAAAAGGACATCCACTAAGCAGTAAATGATCCCTTCCAAGAAGCAGATTAGCAGATTCCGCAGAGGAAGAGTTAGTGCGCAGAAAGAAAGAAGGAAGCAGCTAAGAATAAGAAATAATCTTGAGCGTATACTGTTGAAGAGATTAACTTCTTTATTTGGAAAGTTTGTCAACACAAAAGCCTATCTCTACAGAGAGTTTGGTATTTATGATGAAGCCATAGCAGCAAGAGAATTACAAGAAGAACTAGCTCCAACATTACTACAACACTACCGTAGAATTTTCAGAAACATTTATCAAGAGAATAACCGCACCAACACTTTAGAAGAGGTTAAAGAAGATGCTTTAGTGTTCGGAAGGAACGTAGATTTAGAACCTTTGATTGAAGAATACTTCCGAG